CAGAAAGACAGGCGGCGACATTTATGTATAGCGGGATATTGGCAGCAGTAGGCGCCATCATAGGGCCGATACGCGCATTCACCGCCGAACACATAGACACTCACTTTATTGCTGAAGATATAGATACTCACTTTATTACTAATCCTATAGGTACTCATTTTATAGCGGAGTCATCCTGATGTCAAGCAGATCAAGTAGATTTGAAGGACTTGGAACGATACTTTTTCAGCCCTATGATGAGGATTTAGATTATACCTTTGAATTTGAGATTGCCTCCGCTGCGGATGCCAACGATGGCGCTATACCATTTGGTCAGACTTTAGCAGGCACTCCGAATGGCTCATATTGCGAGATCCATAAGCATCCAGAAAATATCGATTATAGCACGGAGATTATAGGCACGGTTGCTAATACAAATACAGTAGTGACTATTCCGATGAGTTATCCTTATGTTACCCTGTTGAATGGTGGCGAACCGCTTGGAGAGACAACCATTGTTGTAGATTCTACTGCTGGTATGGTTGCCGATGATAGGGTTGGTATTGTGCTTGATGCTGTCGCACCAGCCACCTTTACGGTGATTCATTGGGATACGATTGTTTCTGTCACTGATGGTACTACTTTTGTAATTGATGATGGTCTTGCCGATGATGCGGCTACGACCAATAAGGTCTTTGTCCCTCGAATTGTCAAAGGCAAGTATCACTTAACTATAGTCTGCTATTTCTCAGGGGGTGGAGATAAGGAATTCAACTACAACCGTGTATTCGTGAGGGATATCTGATGGCATATGAGACTGTATTAATAACGACGCTTGAAGTTCCCCCGACTGAGGAACCAGTTGAACTACGGGAAGCTAGAACTCATATGAGCATGGAGGAGGGGGAGACGATAGAGGACGAATATATTGAAAGTATTCTGATAAAGGCGGCGCGTGAATATGTAGAGAGGAGAACTGGCCGTGCTATTCTTGATCAAACATGGAGTTATTATTTAAATGAATGGCCAGATGGGAATGAAATTCTATTGCCTTATCCGAATCTTATCTGGACTGTGGCGGATTCCTATATCAAATATACAGACAGTGATGGCACAGTCCACACTTTTGAGAATGCGGGCCCTACATATGATTATGATGTAGATACGAATTCAGAGCCTGGACGAATTGTTTTAAAATATGGCGAATCATGGCCGTCTGATACTTTACAACCAATGAATCCCATTCATATTTATTATGATTGCGGATGGACAGACCCAGAAGATGTGCCGGCAATGTTAAAAGCAGCCATATTACTTGTAACTTCAGATATGTATGAAAATCGGGAGCCTACCCTTATCGGAGTATCTGCGCAGACCTTAAAGACACTCGATAGAATTCTATATGCTTATACCGATTGGACATGGAAGGTGTAGGAAATAATGAGAGCTGGTAACTTGCGTCATCGTATGACTATACAAGTGAAGACTGAGACTGATGATGGAATGGGGGGAAAAGTAATTTCGTACCCAGAGAAAGATTGGACGGAAGTATGGGCTTCTGTTATGCCACTTCGGGGTACAGAGCTCATAGAGTCCATGAAGTTGGATGGTAAAGTTACACACAAGATGGAAATGCGCTATCGAAGGCAACTCTATTCCCTGATAGCGCCCTCCCCGGTGGTAAAGCGTCTCTATTGGGAAAAGCGGGATCGGTATTTTAATATAGTTAGCGTAATTAACGTCAGGGAATTGAATAGGAAATTGGAGATCATGGCTGAAGAGGTGGTTTAATGGCAGTAAGTGGTAGAGATAATGTTTGCAAAGAGATTGCAGATGCATTGGGAATCAAACATTGTAGAAGTTTGACTATTAAAATGAGACTTGAGTCTATTGTAACCATAGAAGCTGAATTTTATCCAGAGATTGACGGCATGAAACAATTATCACCGATTTTCAAAAGGTATAAATTGGTTGAAAAGTAATGCGTAACTTAACAGAAGAGCTTTATGCATACGCCTTAGCCGATGTTGTTGTCTCTGGTTTTATGACCTCAATAGGGAACAGATTTTATGATACCGAAGCTCCGCAAGGAGCGGTTTATCCCTACGTTGTCTATCTGATAGTTTCAGATGTGAAGGATTGGCAGTTTGTCGAAAGGTTTGAAGATGTCTTGATTCAATTTTCAATATTTTCGACAGCTTCAAGCTCAGGAGAGGCAAAGGATATTTATACAAAACTATTAGCTTTATTTGATGAGCAATATCTTAATATAGCTGCAATGGTTCAGTTCTTATGGATGTGGCGAAACATCACAACCATTATGAAAGAAGATCATACGACACCAACGGGGACGGTAGGGGTCTGGCACATAGCTGTAGATTTTGATATTTTCTATGAGGTCTAATGGACGATTTAAGCACTCAAGAAGTTTGTGATAAATGCAAAGAGCCTTTTGAAATATCAGTAGAATATTTTGAGCAGGCCCTGAAGGATGGAGAGCCTATTTTGTGCCCTGTTTGTTTAGGTAAATATCTTGATGAGCAGGTAGAGATGATACCAAAAAGGCAATTTGAGTATAACATCTTTTTTCTAACTGGTGGGTCTCTTGATAACCTTGGAAAAGATGGATGGGAATTGGTATCCGTGGATAGCGGGATAGCATATTTTAAACGAGAATATTTAGGGGAATGCGATGGTTAATAAGTTAAGGAACTGGCTGCGGTTGGGTCCGCAGGAGGTGACTACCTACCCATTAGGCGTCTTCCCCCGCTAGTGCTCCAGTTCCCTAACAAGAAGAACATAGTATAAAAAATTTAATTAAGAAAGTCAAGGAAAAATAATGGTCTCTATTATAATTCCAGTTCATAGCCAAGAGGACTATACAAAGGCGTGTATTGCGAGTATTCAGGCAAACACAGCCGATTATGAAATTATTATTGTGGATAATGGGTCAAGTGAAAAAATAGACATTGGCTTTTATTATTCTGAATTGCCGATAACAATGATTTCAAATACTGAAAACCTTGGCTTTCCTAAAGCGGTCAATCAGGGTATCAAAGCAGCAAAAGGTGATGTTATAGCGATTTTAAACAATGATGTAATTGTGACAAAAGACTGGCTTGAGATATTGCAGTCACACCTATCAAATGGCCTTGATATTGTAGGCCCTGTGACAAATTCTATTTCTGGCCCCCAGCAAGTCTTAATTGATCAATATGAAGATCTCTCTACCCTGTACAAAGCTGTTGAGGGTCTCCAAGAGGAAAAGAAAGGGCAGAGCTACCCTTATCATAGGCTGGTTTTTTTCTGTGTGGCCATTAAACGGGAGGTTATTGATAAGATCGGGGTGCTGGATGAGATTTACACACCGGGAAACTTTGAGGATGATGACTATTGCATGAAGGCTATTGAGGCAGGATTCAAGCTTGGCGTTGCAAAAGATTGCTATGTCCATCATTTTGGTTCAGTTACTCATAAAGCCATGGATATAGATTACAATGATTTACTCGCAAAGAATCAAAAGATATTTACCGAAAAGTGGGGCGACAAATATAAGGAATTGATAAAGAAAAACAATCAAGCGGATAATGCTGAGATTATTTTTACCGGTGAGCGGGCTATACCTTTAGATCTAGGAACGCCGTCTGATGTCATGGAAGAACATTGGGCACGATATAAACATGCTATTCAATTTGTAAAAGACAAAAAGGTTTTAGATGTGGCATGTGGGGCTGGATATGGATCTGATTTACTTTCTAAAACAGCCGAATCCGTAATAGGTGGGGATATCTCCCCAGAGACGATTGCTTATTGTAAATCGCATTATCCAAATTCCCGCTTTTTCGTGTTTGATATTTGCGATATTCCATATCCTGAAAATTTATACGATGTGATTGTTAGCTTTGAAACTATTGAACATATTGAGGACGGTAGATTGTTTCTCTCCGAGATTGTGCGGATATTGAAAAAAGATGGAAAATTAATTATTTCTTGTCCGCTTGGCGGGAACTGTGGCAATCCATATCATCTAACATATTACCAAAAGGGAACTTTTGAGCTTGTTTTGAAGAAATACTTTGACGAGGTAAAAATGCTTTATCAGAGAGGGAATGAATTTTTTGAAGATAGTATATCACCTGAATATTGCGAAACTTTTACTGGAGAATATGCAATGGCAATCTGTACTAAAAAAAAGGAGGGATAACCATGAAGATATATATTTCTAAAGCAACTTACATTGAAACCGATGATTTGTCGAATGAGGAATTATTGCAATCTTACACTTATTATTACCAGCTTGGGCGGCGGGATGTAGCGTTGCAATTCACGAAAGAAAGCGAAAAAAGACAACAGGCGGAACTAAAAGAGAAGAAAGAAGTAACAAAGTTGGATGATAATAATAAAGATAAGCATAAGGAATTTGTAAATGCTAAAAATCACTAATTTCAAGCTTTGCCTGGGTTTTCCATGCACATGGCCGTTCATTCCATTTCCATTTTTTCACTCATTTATCCAGATGGAGAGACCGGAATTTACGCCTATTTTTGCGACTAATGGCCCTATTGATGGCCTGAGAAATAAAATAGTTGGGGATGCTATAGCTTTAGGCGCTTCGCATTTGATCATGATGGATTTAGATCAAATATATCCAGTAGATACGATAACAAAACTTTTAGCTCATAAGCTCCCGATTGTTGGAACTAAAGTCCACAGGCGATATCCACCATTTGACCCAATAATGATGAAGGGTGATATTAATACTTATACGCCTGTAGAAGGCTGGGAAGATGGGAAATTGATAGAGGTTGATGCGACAGGAACAGGATGTTTGATGTATGATATGAGAGTTTTTTATGAAATGCCAGGACCATGGTTTAAATTTAGGCCAAATCCTGATCCTGATTATAATGGAGTAGTAGGGGAAGATATCGGTTTCAGCTCTGATCTTAGAAAGGCAGGATATAAAATCTATGTTGATACATCAATAGAGTGTGGTCATTTATCAACAATGGTAATTACGGCAGAAACACATTTTTTGTATAAAGCGTTAACAAAAAAACGAGATTCATTAACAAAAAACAACAATTAAAAGGAGGTCAATAAAATGACAACTAAATCAGGAAGAATAGCAAAGGTAGAATTGGGCGGCAATAGGGTCGCTGGTTTGGGTACTTGGACCCTCGGAGGGTTTACTCGTGAGATAATCGAAGAGGACTCATGGGATTTGGATATCAAAAAGAAGTATTTCAGTGTAGGGGATTCAGGGACAATCACTTTTGGGGGGCTTTATGACACTCTTGATGTTTCTGGACAGGCGCTTCTCAATTCGGCATGTCAAAATTCATCAGCCTTTTCGGGGGGATTAAGTTCTACATCTACATTAAACTTTTTTATTGATAATACCTCATATTGGACTGTTGATAGTCTGGGCCAAATCCTCATCACAAAGTGCAAATCTATAACGCTGGAAAAATCCGCGATGGGTACTGTGGATTTTGAAGCAGTTGTAAGTGGTAAACATATGGTCCTTATATAAAGGAGGCTTTATGGACAAAGAAGAAATAGGACAAAGCAAGGGAACCATTTTCAACCTTGATGATGTTTCGGGGGACTGGTTTGAGTTTTTTGAATCTACCATAGACATTAAAACTGGCGATATTACCTATGCAGATCCAAAACCTGGAACCGGTAGGGTATGCCTTAGGGATATGAGCGTATTCTGGCGAGAGAGACAACGCAGCAGGAAAAAGAAAACTCAAATTGTGCGGAATTCTGGCTCACGAGGAATGGAGCAGATTGAAATTCTTCCAACAGCGGAAGAAGATGCGCAGGAACGTGAGGATGCGTTTGATTATTCAATAACGGGACTTGAGAATTTTTTTGATGCCAAGGGGAAGCCTATTAAATGTACTAAAGAAAATAAAGTTAAACTTCTCGCTATACCAGTGTTTGATCGCTTTATCGCTCGTTGCTTTGAGTTGCAACAGAATATATCTAAGATACAG